AAAAGGAAATTAGCAGGATTATTAAAAACTAAACAGGTAGACTATTTTGAATAACGATAATGATTTATAAATTTATATCCATAAAAGAAATAATAGAAGGAGTATATAGAGATACTGGTATCCATGAAGAGCTAGACATTTGGGATGTTATTGAATGGGGTGGAGAAGCATTGGAGCTCATTGGTGCTGGATTACAATACGAAGAATTAATAGCTGAGATATGTGTAAAAGAGCATAGAGCTCCATTACCGTGTAATTTACATCTTATGGATTCTATATCTTATAAAGGTAATCCTCTTAACTTATGTACTGGTACCTTTGGTGCAATCTCTACATCACCAACAAGTACAGATACAAATGTTATAGATGGTAAACAAGTAGACAAAGATAACTTCCCAATGCAGGGAAATTCTGCAGGACCTGGAGGAGATTGTTATTATATCAATGATAATTATGTGATAACTTCATTTGAATCAGCGTGCCTATTAATGGCTTTCCGAGGAATCAAAGTAGATCATGATGGGTACCCAATGATACCTGATCATGTTAGTTATAAACGAGCGATTAAGTCGTATATAACTATGATGCTTGATCGAATTAACTGGAGAAAAGGAACTGCACCAGAAGCTATTTATCGTGATACTCAAAGAGATTGGGAATGGTACGTTAAGCAAGCCCGAGGCGCAGCTAATATGCCTAATCTAGATATGATGGATAATATTAAAGTTCAATGGGTTAAATTAAAACCTAATATGAACTCTCATGGGACTTTTTATACAGACTTAAGTAGTCCAGAACAAAGATTAGTAGGATAATGGCAGAAGATAATAAACAACCAGCTCCGATTAGTATCAATACTTTTACTGGGGGTATGAATAAAGATATATCAAAATATGTCTTACCTCCTAATGAGTATTACGATGCTTCTAATGTTAGAATTGTAGCAGACTCAAGCAAAGAGTCAGCAGCTTTAGTAAATGTTCAGGGAAATGAATTTGCTGTCGAAATCCCATGTAGTCCTGCAGTTTATCAAATGATCCTAGATCCCAATGCTAACCTAAGCGGAGTTGCGTGGACAGTTAATTTTACGGTAAATGTTTCTACGAGTACTGGAACAGATGTATGGCAACTTCTCTTATCAGGTATAGGAGGGAACCCAGTTCAATCTGTGGGTAGCGCTCTCCAAAATAATCAAGGATGGATATTAAATGGTATTGCAGTTGCGGCTGGCCCAAATACTGTAGCTGGGGGGCCGTCTGGCTTCTACTGGATCTACGATGAGTCTTCTAAAAGAATTATATTTTGGGGAAAACCTAAGTCTGCAAATCCATTAAGCGCACCAACTATTCTTCCTATGGGTCCTACAGGAGTATACCAAGTGATAGGTGTAGCTATGTCGGGGAATTACGCTCTAATAAACTCATTAGCAAGTCCTCAATGTGCAACATCTGTAATTGGATACGCAGTTTTAAGAGATAGTATATATTTATTTACAACAGCCTATGATGGAGGAACTCCTGATGCTGTCGGTGGGCCCGGGCAGATCTGGAAAGTAGATGTGTTAGAATCTATGCAAACCTTAGCAGGTGTCTTAACATATATTGAATGTGTGTATACTAGAGACCAATGTATTAATTTTACTAAACAGCATCCTATTGAGGCTATAGGACGATACGAAAAGATAGAAACTCAAGGTATATACTGGACTGATAATTTTAATGCGCCTAGAAAACTTAATGTAGCAAGTGGTAACGCAATGTCAACCCCTTGTGAATTTCTAGACCTTGCCCCAAAAACAGGTTTTAGTGTTCCTATTCTTTTTGATATACCTAACGGAGGAGAACTTCTAAGTGGGGTTTATCAATTAACTTATAGATATAAAAACTCAGAGGGGCAGGTAACAGATTGGTCTCCCCTTTCTAATCTGGTCCCAGTATTTAAAACTACTTTGGCAGATACATATTGTAATATAAAAGGGGGAGAGTATGATATGGAGACATCGAAAGGTACTCCAACTGGAAAAAGAATACGATGGGAAATATCAGATTTAGATACTTCATTTGAGTTTATCGAATTATGTGCGGTATATCACGTAGATGATATTCCTGGAAACGAACAGTTTTATATCTTCCAAGAATTAACAAACGGATTAACAACGCAACTAGTTGACCATACCGGGAATGAAGATTTTATTCCTCTTACTGCTATTGAATTTGTTACTGGTATCGGGGCAACCTTTGAAAGGGTAAAAACTTTATCTTCAAAAGATAATAAATTATTCTTTGGAAATATTGTAAACACTGCATTTGATATTGAGTATGATGCAAGAGCTTTTAGATTTAATTCTGTTGCTAATGGACAACTTGGTTTACTTGACTCATTATCAGATTTACCCGTTACTATAAACGGTGCATCTCCTTATCTACCAGCGGTAGGGCAGACTGCTGTTGATTTAGTTCCTACTCTGCATGATTGTATTAATCCCTATAACGATGAAAACCCAGCAACTAATCCAAACTGGTTTGCTAATGATCAATATATATATAAATTCGATGGTGGGACTTTAGGTGGAGAAGGGCCTAATGTTAGTTATACATTTATAACAGAAACAAATGAAGAAGATATTGTTGATGAGTCTATACCTCTAGGACCGGAGTGGCAAAATCCGTATATAGATAGTTTTACAGCGTGCGACGCTCTACAGTTTAACCCACAACAATCTTGTTTTGCTTTTCCAGTAACACAAATACCCGGAACAAGAAGTCTTAATATTCCTAATCAAGTTTATAATATGAATATGTCTTTTGATAATATGAAGTCTCCGTTTAAATGGAGTCTTTATGGGGCTTATGCTAGAGGAGAAACTTATAGGATTGGTATGATGTTTTATAATAATAAAGGTCAGGCAAGTTTTGTACAATGGATTGGCGATATTAAAATACCTTTTTCTTACCAGTCGGGGTTAGGAAATCCTTTTGGGCAGTTCCATGTGAGTACTTGGGTAGGAAGACCCGGAAGTCCAGTTATGAATCATACACAGGATGGTGCCAATAATATTACTCCATTCGACCAAGAAGGAACACTGTCTACAAATCAAATAGGAATTGAATTTATAGTTAATCTAGATCCAGCAACATCAGGTATAGATGTAAATGCATTAGGAATTACTGGATTTTCTATTGTTAGATGTGATAGAACAGATAAGGACAAGTCTAAGTTTGGACATGGGTTGGCTCACACGGTAGATAAATTAGTGATGATTGAAGATCAGTGGGATGATTTCACAAACCCTGAACCAAACTTATGGGGAGTTGCTAATAATGAGGCTCTGTGGATACCATCTTGTGGGCAATATAATTTCTATTGCGGCGGTCCATATTTAAATTATTGTGATGCCGGAACTTATAATGCAGATCATGGTAATGTCTGTGATTTTGCTCCTTTTGTAGGTGTTCCGAATATTTCAGACTGGTTAGGGTACAAGTTATGTAAAACGACTAAAGAAGCAATAATGCTCTATGGCCCCCTTGGCTGGAAAAATAGTGACTCAACTAATGATGGTAATTTAGATACCGGACTAGATATAAGTAATACTATAAGTCAAAATGATTATTTAAAGGTAGAATCTGTAATGGCTCCTCAGTATAATTATGGAATGGGTATGGGAGGTTGGATACCTACTTTTAACAGTGTTCAGTTACCTTGGAGATATTATAATAATAATTGGTTTAAATATTATTATGGAGCTAATATTACGAATGGGATATTTGGAGCAAATCCTATAGCCCTGAATTATAGTTATACAGATGGAGTACCAAGTTCACTATTTGCACAGGATCCTGCAAATAATAGAATGCATATTAACTATGGTACACATGTAGGGGATGGCTTATTTATTCCCGATAGTCAAGATCCGACTCTGAGTTTTCCCTTTAATAATGTTAGTCATCCTGGAGAACAGGCTCTGTTTTCGATATTATCTGCTGGTAATAACTGGGTGAGTAATAGACCACATTCTATTGGAAGTGAGGCTTATCTTTTTACACTACAGACTCAAGATCAATGGATGGGATGTAAATGGTTAATGGGAGCTTCATTAGATGCTTGGGCTACTGCAGCTACTTTTCCTGCTTATAGAGGTATATTTAGTTATGAAAAATATAATATCCCTTACGGAGGAAATACATATGCTAATAGAGCTAATTCAACTTATATATCTGCAGGTCACTTTTATCCTCTCACTCCTCTAACACTATTAACTGTTCCTCTTTCGTCAAGCTGCTGGGGAGGAGATACTCAATGTCAGTTATATGATTTTAATATGTACGAAAAGAATTGGGGCCAAACTGCTTTTCATAATTGGGATTGGATGGTAAATGCAGGATATACTGGAAGTAATGTACTTGGTCAAGGTGGTGGCTGGGGAGACTCAAATTGGGGGATACAATGGAATTGTATATATCCTGCTGAAGTCCATTTAAAAAATGTTTTATGGAGAACAGGGTATCATTTTAATGAGAAGGCAGATTCAGCTGGTAATGTCCCTGATGATGGAACTCAGTTACATGATGAGTTTTTGCTTATGTCAGCCTATAATACAAAGAATGATGTCCGTACCTACTTTCCAAGACCCTTAAGTGTATCTATGGGAGATGAATTTGATACTAGGGTTTATTATTCTGAGACTAAAATTAACGGAGAAGCTGTCGATTCATGGGCTGTCTTCTTACAAAATAATTATAAAGATGTAGAGGGAGTTTATGGGCCGATTAATAAACTTATGCGGCTCAATGAAACAATGTATTGGTTCCAAGACACTGGGTTTGGTGCACTGTCTGTTAATCCGACAGCGATGGTACAAGCTGATGATGGGACTTCTTTACAACTAGGAACTATAGGCTCAGGTGCTGGAGCTTTTATACAAAGCTTTAAATATATATCTACTCT